ATGGGAGAACTAAGAACTCATGGTTCAATAATCCACACTGTGAAGACAATAAAAAACTATGGGAGATATTGAAAGTAAAGGGTAAGAAATCTCTTATCAAGTATTATGAAGAGGTTGAATATATGAAGGAAAGGAATGGATAAAAATAAAGCAGTATTCAAATTAGCAAACTTTCCTCCTGTCTTATGGATAAACTTAGACAGATTTCCAGAGAGAAGAAAATACATGGAGGAGCAGTTTGATTATTGGGAGATCAAAGATCACCATAGAATCTCTGGTATTGATGGTGCTGAGTATGAATCATATCTCAAGGGCACAGTGCCACCTAATATGAATGATGGTGAGTTAGCATGTGTTATGTCTCACCTATCTGCTATCAAATATTTTGTAGAGGAGACAGATCATGATGAGATTTTTATCATGGAAGATGATGTTGACCTATCACTAGCAGGTCATTGGAATTTTACATGGAAAGATGTAAGACGTAGAGTGCCTGTGGCATTTGATTGCCTACAGTTGACCATTATAAATCCTAATGGTATAACCTTAAAATTACATCATAGATTTATCAATGACTTTTCTGCTGCTTGCTACCTTATTACTCGTCATCATGCAACTAAACTTCTCAAACTTCACAGCAGAGGATCGCAGTGGAAAATCGACCAAAACATCAGACCAAGAGCAGTCTCCGAAGACTTGATACTTGATAGTGGCAAATCATATGCCACACCACTATTCAATTACAGATTAGATATGGGTTCTGCTATACATGAAGAACACATAGAAATCTTTCACAAAAATAGTAACCATGCACTCACAGATTTTTGGAGAGAGCAGGGTGCTGATGTAAAAGTACAAGAAGTTATGCAACTAGATGAATATTGTGGTAGAATACCACCAATGGTCTATATAAATCAAGGAAAGGAGGAAGCAAAACATGGTGCCTGAGGTCGTGCTGTCAGATGAATTCAAGCAACCTGATTTTGCAGGTATGGTTGACCATGGTGCCATAGGAGTTTTTGATAATTTTGTCAAGTGGGACTTCTGTGATTCTGTTGTTGATTCTTTCGAGTATTGGTACAATAAAAAACATATAAAAGAAGAAACAGATGTAAAGGTCACAACATTTGGTGGTCAAGAATTATCCCTTAGTCCATATGGTGAGGGTGAAAAACAATTCAATGATAATCATTTACAAAGAAAGGACAAACAATTGTACCTTGAGATTGCTGACCCCAGTATGGCAATGGAAGTCAATAGAATAGTAGGAGCAGCGTTTGAAATTTATGCAAAGAAATATAAGGGAATATTAGATTCATCTGATCCTGTATCATCATGGACATGCAAAATACAAAAGACTACATCAGGTGGTGGGTATCATACGTGGCACTCAGAGAATGGTAGTTTTCTTTACAGAGATAGAGTTGTTACATGGATGATATATCTAAATGATATACCCTTGGAAAATGGTGGAGCAACAGACTTCTTTCATCAGGAGATATCATTCCAACCAAAGAAAGGCACTGTGGTATTGTGGCCTGCAGCATACACCCATGTGCATAGAGGTTCCTTCCTTACAGGTAGTACATCAAAGTACATAGCGACAGGTTGGTTCTCTCGTGAACCAGGTGATGTTACTAATAGAAAATTAGGAGAGTTGACAGGTCAACTGGCACCAAAGGATATGTTGAATGGATGATATTTTATACCTCTGTAACAAATAATTATGATAGATTAGCATCACCACCAGAGTTGCCAGAGGTGGATGTTAGGTTCGTATGTTTTTATGATGGTGACCAACCAGATGTTGATGGATGGGAGTACATAAAGTTAGAATTAGATGAAGAATGTCCAGTAAGAAAATCTTATCATCCTAAACATTGTCCACATTTATATTTTGAAAATAATTCGGAGACAGTCTGGGTAGATGGATGTTACCCTTTGGATGAGAGAATGGTGGCATATGCTTTTGATATTTTCAAGACTAAAGATTTTGTTTTACAGAAACATCCAGAAGGGAGATCATTGATACATGAATTCTCAAAGTTATATTCACATGGATTTTCATCTTATGATGAGTGCATCGAGATGGCACAGAAAATAAAGGACACTCGATATAAATTATCAGATTATGATCAAACAATAAATTGCATGATCTGGAGGAGGTTGACACCTGATGTTATAAAATGGTGTGATGTGTGGAGAGAATGGTACATGAGTGGAGTGAATAGGGATCAAGTGTCAAGTTCCATTGCTGAGTATCTTACTATAAAGGCAGATAGAGTTGACTGTATTGTCAACTTAGGTAATAAGAGCAGAAGAAATTTTCCTTATGGATCAGTGTATGATTTACATCCAATACCAAACGTAAAGGAAAGGATAGAATTTGTTCATGATTTATGTAATGTATTTGATGGTTGGGAGAACAGTCTTATTGTAAGACAAACTTATGCAAATATAAAATACTTGCCTTTTGATATGAATGATAGTGTTGATAAAAAAGACATAGTAATCTATACATGTATCACTAATGGGTATGATGAATTTCCAGAAAATAATTACTACGATCCAGATATAAGATATGTTTGTTTTCATGATGGCAGTGTAGATACTACTGTCGAACCATGGGAGTATATAAAATTAGATGTAGATATTGATTGTCCTCGTAGATTATCTTTTTATCCAAAAGCAAATCCACATTTATTTTTTCCTGAGGGCACACATACAATATGGATTGATGGTTGTTATGTACATACAAAAGAATTTGTTGAAAGAAGTAAAGGATGTTTTCCATTTACAATGCTGAGACATGCATCAAAGTTCTCATATTTTGATGAGATGTTGGAGGGATTTACTTGTGCATTTTTTACATATGATGACGCTTTATTATTGACTCAAAAATTGAAAGACATAGATTATAATTTCAGAACATATGGAAGTCCTTTAGGAACTATAGTTTGGAGAACTATGAGTCCTGAGATGAATAAGTTCAATGAACTATGGTATGAGTGGTCACTAATAGGATGTAATAGAGATCAAATTTCCTACGATGTTGCAATAAAATTGAGTGGTCTTGTTCCATCAGTTTATGAGAGAAGAAATGATTCTGGTGTACCACTTGGATACTTCAATAAGATTGGTAGAAAGGGGATGCATCCTCAAAATGGTGATATGGAACAGTACAAAAGAACAAAAGAATTTTTGGTAGATTTGAAAAAAATAACAGGTTTGAATCCGAAACTATATACTTCATACCCTGATCATGGATTCTACATGAAGGTGTACAACATCATTGATAAGTACTGATGACCATTTATTATACTATAAATTCAAACAATTATATTGAAGACTTGAAAGCACCAGATTGGGTGCATGTCATTACAGAGGTAGAAGATTTAGGTGATCCTGTAAGAAGTAGTAGGAAAGAAAAGATACTATGTCCTTTTGATGAAGCAAGTTGTTATATTGATGCATCAAAAGTACATCTAGTTGATGACAAATTTAGAGAGTTGAGTGAAGAGATAATTTCAAAGGGTAAGTTTTGTTATATGCAGCACCCTCACAAACATTCCTATCTAGAGGAGTGTGCAGAGTATGTGACTGAGGGATGGGTTGATACTGATGACATATTGAAATTTAGTATAGAAGTTTCAGAAACCAAATATAATTTTGAAAATTACATAGGACCTCACTTGTCATTTATTTGGAGACCAAAGAATGATAAGAACTTCAATGAGATATGGTGGGAGTGGTATAATAAAGGAGGAATAAGAGATCAATTATCATTCTGTGTTGCATTACAACTAAGTGATATCGAATATGATTATGTTTATTGTAGAGATTTTCTAAATCAATTTACAGATGCTAATCCTGACGGTATTTGGTGGCAGAATAAGTGTGGTGCCTATAAGTACACTGAAGAAAAAGTAGATCTGATTGAATTTGTTGACTTACTTACTGAGGTCACTGGATTATATGATTGGACAAAGTATTATAGAGCAGGTAAGAAAAAGGATACTGGAAAAAGATTCTTTGGTGAAGCAGGTAAGTATGGTTACTCTATTGACTGGGATGATCCAAAGAAAAATTCAATTGTAATTTATACTTGTATAACAAATTGGTATGATACCATACCTGATGACATGTATTACGACCCTATGGTCAACTATGTCTGTTTTACTGATGGTAATGTAAAAAAGAAAGGACCTTGGGACTTCAGACCAATACCAGATTATGTTTATGATGAAGTAGATGGTGATCCTAGAAGGTTATCTGCATTTGCTAAGATATGTCCACACAAATTATTCCCAGTAGGTACTAAAACTGTGTGGTTAGATGGATGCTATGTGCACACTAAAGAATGGGTGGACAATAGCAAAATTATACTGGAAAGAAATCCTTACTCTGGTATGGGTGGATGGGGAGCACTCACACACATGTTACATCCTCATAGGTTTACATTCCACAATGAAGTCATGGAAGGGTTTGGTGCTAACTTCAATACCAAAGAACAGTTCCTTGAACTTGTTCATGCCTTGGATAAAGTCAACTATGATTTCAAAAAGTATTGCTCACCTGTACTCACTTGCATATGGAGAACCATATCAGAAGAGATGTTTGAGTTTCATGATTTGTGGTGGAAATATTCTTTGATAGGATCTAATAGAGATCAGATATCATTTGATTGTGCTAAACAATTGACAGGTTTAGAGTGGGATACAATTCCTAATTGGCAAACTATAGGTCTCGACCTCACATCACCCACAGCAAAGACTGCTAGAAATAAAAGACATCCACAAGCAGGTCACTTTACTGATAAGAATACCTACAGTGAGATATTGGGAGAGTGTTATGAATTACTGAAAGAGATCAGACCAATCACAGGGATAGAGGATGAACATCAGATATGGCAAGTAGAATGGAATGAGGTCAAAGATCCAAACACATGGTACTATAAAAAGAATGTTAGACAAGATGGATATATTCATAGAGAAAATGAGATGGGTTGGGTGCCACAGGGTGAGTGGTGGTATGATCCTACTATGATCAAGACCACTCATGGTAAGTATTCAATACAAGATAAGGTAAAGATACTCAAAGACTTGAATGGATTCCAAGTAGGAAATGAAAGTTCAAACAAAACCAATGCCTTCTGGGTTAGAAGATTGAAGAGATCTTTGGGTCTCGAAAATTTACCTCCCGAACAACATGATATGCATGTTTGGGATTGGGGTCTGTCTTTTAGAGAGTATGTGAGAAAGAATGTGCTGGCTCCACATTTACCCAAGACATGAACGCACTTGTAACATTTGGTTGCAGTTGGACGGTAGGCATGGGAAGTTGGTATGATCCTGACAAGCATGCCAAAATGTCTAAAGAAGAGTACGGTGAGTATCAAAACAGAGGGGAAGGTAAACAACTAAAGAGTGAGTATTGTTTTAGAACATTACTGGCAAGAAAACATAACTATGTAAATATAAATTTTTCAAAACCTGCATCATCAAATTCAAAACAATTCAGAAGAGCAGAAGAATATTTCAATACAGATGACTATAAAAAATATGATAACGTAGTAGTTTTATGGGGTCTTACTTCCACAGCAAGGATGGAATTGTGGAGTCTCAAGATAAAAAGATATGATAATTATTTTATGACTGATGATAGACAAGACTTGACAAATATTCTAAGAAAGAATCATTACGATCATGACATAGAAGTAAAAAGATTATCAACACAGATACAACATTGGGATAAGTATTTCAACATGATTGGAGTGAAAAATTATTGGTTCGATACATTCAATCATCATGATTATGATTATGTAAGTCCTAACATGATAATGGGTGATGACAATCCTAGAGATTTGATGAGTGCTCTTTGTAAAGATCAGGGATTATCTTTCAAA